GAAGCATAGGCGTCGCATTCCACGCAACCCACGTTTCCATAGGACCCAGTGCCATGCCTGACCGGCGTCTCTATATGCCGCGTTGCAGGACATGCGGTCCGCTCGGCAGGCCCACCGGCCTGGACGAGGCGGTCACCTGCTGCAACCGGCATACGAATCAGACCAAACATCAGACGGCGTGGTATCCCACCCACGCCCAGATCATCGTGAAAGGCAAATCAAATGACTGCGAATGAAGTATTGCCCCCCGATTTCAAGGAAGTCGAAACCAAGAATCCCGACGAGGGGTTGCGCCAAGGCCTATTCGAAGCTCAGGCGGCGCGCATCGTCGAATTGCAGGCCGAGATCGCCATCCGCCAGGAGGAGGTCGACGAGCTGAAGGCCCGTATCCTCGACTCGCATCCGGCCGGCACCTACCAGGCCGGCAATCTGAAAGTGCAGGTCAAGCCGGGCGCGCGCCGCATCAACGCCGGCACGTTCGAAAAAGCCTATCCTGCCACCAAGTATCCCGGAGCTTACCAGTTGAAGCCAAGGCCGCTCAGCCAGTTGGAGAAGCTGCTGACGTCGGACGCGGTGGCCGATTACGCGATGTCGGGCAAGCCGACGGTGGTGGTCTCATGAGCGCGGAACTGTCCAGCCTGGGCATCGCCCAGATCGTGGAAAGCGCCATCGCCGACTACGACCTGCACGACGAGAACGGCAACGAGCTAACCGACGACCTGTACGTCATCCGTTCGGAGCGCATCGCCGATCTGGGCTTCGAGGTCGCCAAACGCATCCGCAAGGCCACCCATGAATTGGAACAGGGCGGCAAGACCGGTCATTCCATTCATTCGATGACTTTCGGCAGCGTACCGGTAACCATCGCGAAGGACGGCGACCGCACCTACACGCTGCGCTTCGACAACTCGGACGAGGCGGTGGCCATTACACGGCTCAGCAGAACCGCGTTGGCGGACATTAGGAAACAGATCAACGACTTTCTCAAGGAGGTGAAGAACCATGAGCATGAATGATGCCATTCTCGCCGTCGCCCAGGCCCAACAGCAGGGTGACGCGATACCGGTCGACGTGCCGCCCATGACCCAAACGGCACCCGATATGGGCAAGCCGCCCGTCACGCCGAAGACCAAAATCGGCACGATGGAGGAGCCGCAACTGTGGCCGGAGATCCGCCAGCTCATCGAAGCGGATATCGCCAACGCTCCGCGCGAACTGCAGCGTGAGATAGGCCCGTCAGAACTGGGCACGGATTGCGTGCATTGCCTGGCGGCGAAGCTGGCGGGCTGGCCGGAACGCCGTTCGCCGGGCTGGCTGCCGTTCATCGGCACCTGCGTGCACGCGCGGTTCGAGGAATGGTTCAACGCCGACCAGCAGACCATCTCCGACGTGATAAACGCGGAAAACCTCATCGAGGGACACCTCGACGACATGAGGCGACGGAAGCGGTTCCAAGCCGAGATGCGCGTCAAGGTCGGCAGCCTGTCCGGCCTGTACGGCGGCACCGAACTGCACGGCTCGATCGATCTGTACGACCGCAAGACAGGCAGTACGGTGGATTGGAAGATCACCGGCGACACCACCATGAGAGCGGCGAAGGCCAACGGGCCAAGCCAGCAATACCGCGTGCAAGCCAGCCTCTACGGCATCGGCCTGGAGAACGCTGGCGAACGATGCGAGCGCAACTGCATCTTCATGCTTCCCAGGAACAAAACCAGCCTCAACGACGCCTATGCGTGGGAGGTTCCGTTCGACCCGAAGCCCGGCCGGTGGGCCATGAGCCGCGCCCAACTGCTCGTCAATCTGATGGACTGCATCGAACTCGCCGACGGGCCGGAAGTACGCGACGCATGGATTCATTCGCTGCCCACGAGCCCATCGCATTGCTTCCAATGCGGCAGCTGGCCAGACGACCAGTTCGGGGAACTCTCCGAACTGAACGCATCCCTGTACCCGGACGTACCCGCCAAGTGGGAAACGCTCAAACAACTGCTCCAACCAACCTATCAACCCGACAACAAGTAGAAAGAGACAACTAATCATGTATGGACAGCAGATGAACCAGTACGGCTACCAGCCGCAAGGATACCCGCAGCAAGGCTACGGCCAGCAGGCCGCTCCCCGGCAGCCGCGCATGAACGCAAGCCAGATGCTCGACCAGATCGACAGCCAGACCAGCAAGAGCGTGAAGTTCCAACAGCCCGGAGACACGGTCAGCGGCATCATCGAATCCGTCACCGCCGGCCAGGTGCACGTCTACGACAGCATCAACCAGCGGCCCACCAACCAGCCCGACTACTGGCAGGACGGCAGCCCCAAGGTGCAGGTCATCGTCACCATCGACACCGGCGCGCGCGACCCCAGCGTGGAGGACGACGACGGACGGCGCAGCGTCTACATCAAGGGCTGGGGCCTGCAGAAGCGCGCGTGGCTGAACGCCGTCCGCGCCGCAGGCCTGCGCAAATCCAGCGACGTGAAGCCAGGCGACCGGTTCACGGCCACGTTCACCGGATACGACCCGAACTCGAAGAACCCGAACAACCCCGCCAAGATGTTCGAATACACGATCGAGCACCAGAGCGACGTCGACCAGGCCATGCAACCGCGGCAGACCATGCCGCAGCCCGCCTACGGGATGCCGGCGCCGCAGCCGACGCCGGTCATGCCCGCGCAACCCTTGCCGACAGCCACGCAGTCCGTTACTGCGCAGCAGACGACGCAGATTCTCCAGTTGAAGGCCATCGGCAAGACCCCGCAGGACATCGCCGGCATGATGGGCCTCACCGTCGAACAGGTGCTCGCCGTCGGGCAATCGTCGCAGCAGGGCGGCCAGCAGCCGGAGCCTGAGTTCTGACTGATTCGAAACGTAAGTGGCGTAAGCGCATGACGGATAAACCACGGGCGCTTACGTAAGCGCCCGTCAGCGCTTACGTAATTTGTTACGCAGTGCTTACACACCAACGTAAGCGTCAAAAACCAGCAATTCCAAGGCCTTAACCGTTACAAGTTACACAGTTACAAAAACATGTAATAGATATGTTTTTATCTTATATATCTATATATTGTGTGTTTTGTTTATAGGGCGTAATGCGTAACAGTTAGGGCCGGCTATCCAAGGAAGGAAGATATGGCCGGCCAATACGATGATTACAGGCCTATCCCGGCTGAGGACCTGCCGGCGAAATACGCCGGCTGCTTCAAACTGCTCGAACTCTCCTTCACACCACCGAACGATTTCGACCGCGTGATGACCATCACCGGGCAATCGCTCCAACTGATCACCGACGGTGATGACAACGGCAAACGCGGCAAAACCTTGGTCATGCACGCCGGATACCAGAAAGCCATTTGGGAACTCCGGGAAGGCCATCTGCGCTACTGCCCGTCACAGCAGCGACTCTGGCGCAGAGACCCGGACATCGAAGACCATCCGGGAGAACGCCGCCTGCTCAATAGCTGGCACCCGGTCAAAAGCATCGAGGACGAATACCACATCGGCGAGCGCAGCAACGACCGGAACCGCAACTATGCGGTGAGCGGCACCATCATGCGCGAAGCTAAGCGAGCACAATGGTTCCGTCAGGTTGAACGCGGAGTGCGCATTGATCCGTGCGTGTGGTATCGCAAAGATGGGCATGTGGTCTGTGTTCGGGGCGACACCGATATGGCTGTGACCCAGACGTTCGATCCGCGGAACATGAGCAACCAAGTGGTGGAGCAAGCCAAACGAATCTGCGAATGGCTGACCGTTGACGGTAAGTCGTGCGCGAACATGCTGCGCATGTTCGCCACCCCGTGGCTCGAACCGTACAAGCAGTTGAGTTTTGTTTTGTCGGGTCATGGTGGCGATGGAAAGACGTTGCTGCTGTCGAACGCGGTGCAGCGCGTGCTGGGTGATCGCAAGTCGTTCCCGGCGTTCAAGACCACCGGTTATTGCGACAGCGGGTTCTCGCTGAATCGTGAGTCGATGAACGACATGATGGCTGGCATGGCGTTCGCCTATGACGACGAGGCCGGCGAAGTGACCGAGCGTATGCTTCCCCTGCTGCGCGCACTGTCCACTGGGGCGACGATGAGCGCCCGCGTGGTTGGAGGCAAGTATTATTCGATGACGCCGACGGCGACCATCGTGATTCTGACCAACATGCCGTTCGCCGATTCCAGCGAACCATCGGACAAACGCAGGTTCATCAAGGTGGAGATGCACCCGTCCGAGGGACGCTCATACGAGCAGTATCATGCCATCGAACTGTTCATCCGCGAGCACCCAGCAGCGCTCTACGCGGCGTCATGCCGCCTGTGGGAGCAGGGTGATGAACCGGAGATGGTGAATCTCAGTCCGGCGCGTGCCATCAGCGACGAGATGTATTGGCTTATCACCGAGATTCTGACCAACGAGGAAAAGTGCGGGCAGCTCGTCGCCTCGCGTGACTCTTACCGTGATGAGTTCCACAAAGCCGTTCCATCGGGAACAATGGCGCTGCTTGGCCTCGTCAGCGGAACAACCCGGGCATTGGGCGGTCGTCAGAAGCGTGTTGTTCGAGTCCAGGACGAGTCACGGTTCGACGTGTACCGTCAGGCCGTCAAGGCGGAGGAAAGTGACGATGGTTCGCCGGTGGTTCCCGAACCGCCGTTGCCGTTGGACCTCGACTCGCAGCTGACGCCCTCGCTGTTCGGATTCCAGTGCGATTACGTTCCCGCGAACGCGGATAAGTCGGCGTTCAACTGGAAGAAGCTCGCGCTCGACCCCACTGTGGACACCAGTCAGGTGCCCACCGGTGTGAAGGCGTATGCGGTGGTTCCAGCACTGGGATTCATAGTCATCGACATGGACATGAGCAAGACCCATGGCGACGACGGGTGGACCGTGCTCAACCGAAGCGTCGGCAGGTATGGAAGTGAAGCGTTCCCGTCGACCTATCTCGTGCGCACCCCCTCCGGAGGACTGCACGCCTACTACCGGCTGCCCGAGGCGTTGCATGGCAGGGTGAAGAACGCCGTCCACCTGAAGACCAGCGAATACCCCGACGGCATTCCCGTGGATTTGCGTGTGGAACGCAAGGGATACGTCATCGGAGCGGGAAGCGCCGTGAACGAGGGCGACTACCGCGTATGCGACCTGCCCGGCGACGACGGCATACCCGAGGCCAGCGTCCAGATCTGCCGGTGGCTCGAATCCATCGGATGCGTCGAAGGAGCGGCACCGCGTCTGTCGGCGCCAACTCTGCGCAGGCAGCTGCCCGCTGCGACCGGCCTGGACATCGATCGGGTCATGGCCGACGAGCCGCCCATCAGACGCCGCTCTGGCAGGCCGGACATGACGCCCGTGCCCGAGGGGCAGCGCAACCAGACGCTGCACGACTGGGCCTACGGGCGAGCCGTCAACCATCCGGAAAACCTGCGTCAGATCGAAGCCGACCTATACGAGCGCGGCCGCGCCAGCGGTTTGAAGGACAACGAACTGGCGACGATCTGGAAATCCATCACACGACAACTCGGAGACCCCAATGCATAAGGGAATTCGTGCCCGCGAGCGCAAGCCGCCGTGGCTCAGGCTTTTGGCCCCGGATGGCAACATCGCCCAATTGGAGGCGGCCGTCTGCGGGACGTGCGGCAGGTGGGTGCTCAGGTGCAGGCAGGGCGTGTGGGAGGCGTGGGATCCGGGCGTGATCCAGGGCGATGATCTGACGGTGGCCATCATCCTTGGCGTCAGGCTCACGAGGCTCAAAACCGTGTACGGCATGTGTGGGCCGATGCTCATCGATGTGTGCGGCGAGCGTGGCATTAGGTCTGATGGCCAATATTTGGCCGAGCATCGGTGCGGGTTCGCGCCCGTCAGCCTCACGCCCTACAAGCCTGCGGCGAAAGCCCGTCAGCCGGGCAAGCCGTGGGCCTCGGGAATCAAGTTAACGGAAGAGGATGTCCGCGAGTTCGAGCGGATATGGAACATGCCAGTGAAGGAGTTGAAATGCCTAACGCGATCCAAAGTGAATTGATCCTCAAGTGGCACGGGCGGGGCAGCAGGGCCGGTGAGATCGCCGACCTGTTGAAACTGCCGGAGGCGCTGGTGCAGTCGGTCATCGACAACCCGCCGCAGGACAAGGACAGATTCAAAGTGCGGTTCGTCGAACAGCCAACTCTCGACGGACTGTGACGATGGCGGGACGTGATGAACGAAAGGATGGGAGTATGCCTGGGAGGAACTTCCACAACGGCTTTCGGCGTGAAACGGTGGATATCGACGACCCGGAGGTGCGCGCCTTCATCGAACGCTGCCGGGCCGGAGACGTGTCAAACGAGGAGACATCCGAGCGTCGCGGTTTCCGCGAGAAGCGAACGGAGACTCCGGAGCGGGAGCCGTGTGGAAAATGAAAGCCACCCGGCCGGACGGGGCCGAATGGCGTTCGCATGGGGATGCGGATGCTCATGTTAGTCCGGCCGAAAGGGGCGTATCAAATTGGAATGCCAGCACTGCCACCACGCTTATCAGGACGAGACGCACCCGTTGTGTCCGGCCTGCGACCTCACGCTGACGCTCGACCCGCTCAGGCTGTGCGTGTGGCTCGACCCATTGCATGCGTCGCTGGACGCGACCGTGCATCCCGGAGGCCACCAGCCCACGCGCGTCAACCTGCCGAACGCGCCCACGCCGATCCGGCTCGACGTGCTCGACCTGCTCGACGCGATCGACGCCACGGCACGCGCCATGTGGCGACGCCTCGAAGGCGTGGACGCGCTCGACTGGCGGCGTGACGCGCCCGCCGCCACAAGCCTCCGACGATTGCTGATGGACATCTCCGGCCATCCGCGCCTGACACTGCTGGCGGACGCGGGCATGTGGCTCGACAGCCTCGACCGATTGTGCGCGCTCACGCTCGCGATCATCGACATTCCCGACCGGCCCAAGCCCATCGGCCATTGCCCCAACCCATTGTGCGGAGTACAGCTCAACGCCATCGACGGACAGGGCAAGGTCACATGCCCCGTGTGCGGCGGCGAATGGCATGTGGCCGACGTGCGCCTCGCATTGCTCGAAAGCCTGGCCGGCAGCGAGCGCCTGCTGACGCTCACCGAGTGCGCGCGACTATTGGGCGAGTGCGGATACCATGTGACCCGCAAGCAATTGCAGCACCGGCGAGACCGGGGCCTGTTGACGCCGCAGACCAATGATTCCAAGGGGCGGCAGCTGTTCCGTGTGCGTGACGTGATGGCGACACTCCCGGCCCGATTTGACGCGGCCCCGGGTTGGGGTCGATAATTGTCAGTGGATTAGAGGGTTCGAAACCGGAAGGTGATGGTTTCGGACCCTCACCCATACCCGGGATAGTTGGCGGAGTGGACATGAGCAGCAGACCCAACAAGCGCAGAGCCAACGGATGGCGGCGCAGCCAGCTCATCGCCCGGCACAGGGCCATGGGCCGCGACTGCCAACTATGCTTCAGACCAATCGACTACACGCTCGACTCCGGGCCATGGCGGTTCGTGGTCGACGAGATCACACCGGTCGCCCTGGGCGGCGACCCGTTGAGCTGGGCCAACACCGCCCCCGCGCACGCATGGTGCAACCGCGTCAAGGGCACGCACACGCGCGCATGGGCCATCCAACGAATCGCGCAACTACTCGATACCGGCACGCCAGCGGCCGACAACACCATCCCCATGTTCGACACGTCCGAATGGTGACACCGCACTAGGGGGTATACCCCGGTCGGGGCGTCAAGGCCTCCTCGTGTGCAGGGCCGATTTCCCTCCCCGGTGTTTTCCCTTCGTCCGCACCGTGTATCCGAGCAGAAGGAGGCGTCATGGTTTCGAGGGCCTGTCTGCGTTGCGGCAAGGTATTGGGCAAAAACGTCGGCGGCAGAAGGAAATACTGTTCCGATAACTGCCGCAAGCGTGCGGCCGACCAGCGTCGCCGCCATCCCGGAGGGACAAAGCCCGTATCGTCCGCGCATGCGTCATCGTCCGCGCCCGTATCCGGGTGCGATTACGCCGACCTGCTGCGCATCAGCCTCACGGCGCTCAAACGGGCCGTGGAGGATGACGGCACCCCGGCGAACGCGGTGGCCCCATTGACCAAGCAGCTGCTCGCGGTCGGCAAGGAGATCACGGACTTGGAGAACCGTCCCGTCGACCCGCTCGAGGAAGGGGTGAACGTCAGTGGCGCAGCCGACGAGCCCTTCGACCCCGAAACTCTCTGAAATAGCCCGTCACCTGAGCATCCCCACCGGCATCGAGACCACCGGTTTCGGTCGTGTGCGCACCGTCGCCGGACGGCTCGGCATCCGTTTCGACCGGTGGCAGGACGATTTGTGTCGACTGATGCTCGCCAAACGCGCCGACGGAGAATACGCCGCGTCGGCCGGCGGCGTGGCCATGAGCCTGTGCCGTCAGGTCGGCAAGACGTTCACCGTGGGCACCAACGCCGCGATCATGTGCCTGCTGCAACCGGACTTCACCGTGTTGTGGACCGCGCACCGCACGCGCACCAGCGCGGAAACGTTCAAAAGCATGCAAGCCATCGTCCGCCAGCCCGGCCTGACCCGCCACGTCAAGGCGATACGCCGCGCCAACGGGCAGGAAAGCATCGAGTTCGCCAACGGGTCGCGCATCCTGTTCGGCGCGCGCGAGCAAGGCTTCGGACGCGGCTTCGCCGGCATCGACATGGAGATCTTCGACGAAGCGCAGATCCTGACCGAGAAGGCCCTCGACGACATGGTGCCCGCCACCAACGCCGCGAAGAACCCGCTCATCGTGTTCATGGGCACTCCACCGCGCCCCAACGATCCCGGCGACGTGTTCAAACTCAAACGCTCCCAAGGCCTCGCCAACGAGGACGGCATGACGTACGTGGAGTTCAGCGCCGACAGGGACGCCGACCCGCACGACCGCAACCAATGGGCCAAAGCCAACCCCAGCTACCCCACGCGCACCAAACCCGCCGCGATGCTGCGCATGCTCAAGAATCTCGGTGAAGACAGCTTCCGGCGCGAAGCGTTGGGCATCTGGGACGAGACCACGGATCGCAGGGCCATCGACCCCGACCAGTGGCAGCAGGCCGAAACCGGGGAACGCCGGCCCGGCGGATGGGTCGCGTTCGGCGTGGACATGCCACCCGACCGAAGCCGCCTCGCCATCGGCGCATGCATGGCCTACCCGGACGGCACCGCGCACATCGAACTCGCCCAACTCAAGAACACCCACACGCACGGCACCGGTTGGGCGGTGGAATGGCTCGCCCAACGATGGCCCAAAACATCGGCCATCGTCATCGACGCGCAAAGCCCCGCCACCGTGCTCATCCCCGACCTGAAGAAACACGGCGCCAACGTCACCGTCACCGGCCCCACCGACATGGGCCGCGCCGCAGGACGCTTCCTCGACATGCTGCGCGACCGCACCCTCACCCACCTGCGGCAAGCGCCGCTCGACGCCGCAGCCGACGCCGCCATCACCCGCCCCATCGGCCACGAAGGCGCGTTCGGCTGGAACAAACTCGGCACCGACACCGACATCAGCCCGCTCGTCGCCGTCACCCTCGCCCTGCACGGCGCGAAAACCAGCAGCCGCCGTCCGACCGGCAAACCGCAAAGGATCATCCGATTGAAATGACCAGCTTCCCCACCACCATCGCAGGCCTGACCAACGGCCAGCAAGCCACCTACCGGCGGCTCCTGCGCCGACTGCTCGCCAAACGCGCGCGGAACCGCACCCGCACCCGCTACTACGAAGGCAAGAACGAGCTCAAAGACCTCGGCTACGCGCTGCCGCCCATCGCCAAGGACATCGAAATGGTCGTCGGCTGGCCCGCCAAAGCCGTCGAAGCGCTCGCCAACCGCGTCGTGCTCGACGGGGTGACCACGCGCGACGGGTCCGAACTGTCCCGCACGGTCAGCGACCTGATGGACGCGAACGATCTGGCGCAGACGGCGGAGAACGCGCACACCGACGCGCTCGTGCACTCGTGCAGCTTCGTGGCCGCGTTCCGAGGCGACACCACGATGGGCGAGCCAGAGGCCATCATCCAGGAGTTCCCCGCCGACTGCGCGACAGGCTCGTGGGATCCGCGCATGCACGCGTTGGGCGAGGCGCTCCTGTTCGACGTGTCGCACGACGACGGGCGCAACGGCAAAGTGCGCTGCGGATACCTCATGTCGGACGGCATGATCGTCACGTTCGCCGGCGACGGCACCCGTTTCTCCAAGCAGACCGAAGCCCCGTACGACGGGCGCATCCCTTGCGAACTGCTCGCCTACCGTCCCGACTCGAAACGCCCGTTCGGCCGTTCGCGCATCAACCGCACCGTGATGAGCCTGACCGACTCCGCCGTCCGCACGTTCCTGCGCTCCGAACTGCAGGCGGAACTCTACAGCGTGCCGCCGCGCTACTTCCTCGGCGTGACCGAGGACATGTTCACCGACGAGGACGGCGAATCGATACCCATGTGGAGGATCGCGCTCGACAAGGTGCTCGCCATCCCGCGCGACGAAACCACGGGCAGCGTGCCCGAGGTGGGCCAGTTCCAGCAGTACAGCTTCGAACCGCACGTGACCCAGTTGCGCAACACCGCGACCATGTTCGCGGCGGCGACGAGCCTGCCGCCCGACGCGATGGGCGTGCTCACGTCCAACCCGTCCAGCGCGGAGGCGATAGACAAGGCAGTCAAGGAACTGTGCCTCGACGCGGAATCATGCCAACGCCGCTTCGGCCCCGCATGGGAACGGATCATCGACCGCGCCCAGAAATACGCCGGGAGCGACGGCATGGCCACGGTGAGGGTCAGCGCCCAATGGCGCAACCCAGCCACCCCGTCGCGCGCCGCCGCCGCCGACGCGGCCGTGAAACTCGTACAGGCGGGCATCCTGCCCGCCGACAGCGAAGTCACCTGGGACATGCTCGATCTGTCCGACCGGCAACGCCAGACGTTGCGCCGCGAAGCCCAGAAAGCACGCGCCCAAGCGCGAATCGACCAGTTGAGGATCCGAACCGGACAAATCGGGGAGGCGAAGGATGGAACCGAACAACCTGAACCTTCCGCCGGAACGACGCCAACGTCTGGAACGGCTGCTCGACCAAGCGTATGAGGATTACATCGACGATCTGGAGAACCTGACCGACGCGGCCACCGACGAAATCGAAACCGCCTACCGGCGCGACCCGCTCTCCCTCAAGGACACGGTGCGCGACTACACCGATCAGGCCAGCCAACTGGCGAACGACTACTACGACACCGTACGCCAACTCTGGCAGGAGGAAGCCGGCGTCGAATTCACCGACTTCGACCACACCGACCTCATCGATTCCGACCGCGTGCTCTGGCAGCAGCAGGGCGGCTACTCCAACACCGACTACAACGGTTTGACCTACACGCAGGTCAAGAACGGGCAATCCCGGTCAGGCGCCACCATCGACGACCTGTGGCCCGCGTTGGACACCGTGGATGACTGGCAGCAGTTCATCTCCGACATGATATCCACCAGCACGCGCCTGACCCAACAGCGCAACATGCGAGCCGACCCCACGAAGCCACGTTGGGCGCGCGTGCCGCGCGGCAAGACGTGCGCGTTCTGCACCATGCTCGCCTCACGCGGCTTCGCCTACCTGAGCGAGGACACCGCAGGACGGCAGATGCAATACCACGCCGACTGCGACTGCCAGATCATCCCCAACTGGGGCAAACAGGCGCTCGCCGGATACGACCCCGACAAGCTGTACGGCATGTGGAAGGAAGGCGTGGACGCAGCCGGAGACGGCGACTGGCGCGAAGCCCTCAGACAGATGCGCCGCCTGCACCCCGAACAACTCAAAGACGGCGTCCATGAAACGAGCGGGCCATGGCCGAAGGATGTCATATACCCATATGCCGGCGTATGGGAGCATGTGTTCGACGGTCATGGCCCCGGCACCCGCATCGAAGGAAAGACCCATTTCCCAGACGATTGGAGCGCTGAAAAGGTCAAATGGGCGGTAATGGAGGCCGTTGCCGCGCCGGATTACGTCAAAACGGCCGGAGCCAACCGCGAGAACCGGTATAAAATGGTTGACGACGTACTGATCCGCGTCTGGCTGCAGAAAAAACGCGGCAATGACCAACGGTTCCGCATCCACACTGGGCATCCGACGACGCAGCAGGAAAGGGAGAGGCTATGGCCACTGATCAGCAGGCAGCTGAAGCCTACCGACGGCTGAGGGAACACTGCGCATCGCTTCCCGCTGACAGGCTGCAATCGCTCGATGACGGTCTGGACGCCGGAGAGCCATACCTCGCATTGAGCTGGCTCATCGCAGATGTACTGGAAAACCACATCGACGTGCCTCGCGAAACGCTGCTGTCGGCATACGCGCTGCTCGACGACGCGGACAAGGAAGAATATGCCGACATGCTCGGCTGAGCCTCCGCCGTCATCATCAGGCCATCACGATTTTCGTGGTGGCTTTTCTTATACCGATTCTTGGTGGATTGCCGGAGCAGCCGAACGGACCCGACTGTAAATCGGGCGCACAATGTTGCCGCGCAGGTGCGAATCCTGCATCCACCACTTTCGCGGACCCCGCACGCCGCGTCGCCAACCGTGCGCAAGCCAACAGAAAGAGAACCATCATGTTCAAGTTCAGCAACCGCAACCGCATGCTCCTGCATCGCCTGCGTTTCATCGAAGGCGTCGGAGGCGAAGGATCCAGCTCCGGTTCGCCCGACCCCGCCGGCAACGGCGGCAATAACAACGGCGAACCGGCCACTCCCAAGCCTCAGCCTCCGAAACCACCGGAGGGCGAAAAGCAGGATCCGCAGGCCAAGGATTTCAGCCGTGCGCTCGCCAAGCGCGCCGCCGAGATCGAGGCGAAGTACGCCGACTACGAGGAGCTGAAGGCCAAGGCCGCGAAATACGACGCCGGCCAGAACGACGCCGAAGCCCGGTTGGCCGAACTCGAGCGGCGTTTCGACGAGGCCGACAAGGCCAAGGCTCGCCAGTCGGAGGTCGAGAAGGTGGCCAAGGAGACCGGTTTGCCTGTCGAACTGGCCGCCATGCTCGACGGGGACGGCGACCAGCTCGCCGAAAACGCCAAGATCGTCAACGCGATCATCGGCAAGCTCAAGGACCCCGGCGCGCTCGCGCCGCGCGTCGATCAGGCCGGCGGCGGCGAACAGCTGACTCCGCGCCAACTGTTGCAGGCCGCGTACGCGGAAAAGAACTGAACATCAATCGAAAGGAGCCATCATGGCGCTCACACTCGCGGAATCCGCGAAACTCTCCAACGACACCCTCGCGCGCGGCGTGCTCGAAACGTTCGTGCAGACCAGCCCCATCCTCGACCGCATCCCCTTCATGGAGATCGAGGGCAACGCGTACGCGTACAACGAGGAGGCCACCCTGCCCGGCGTCGCGTTCCGCAACGTCAACGAGGCGTACACCGAATCCACCGGCACCGTCAACCAGAAAAGCGAGAAGCTCGTGATCCTCGGCGGCGACGCGGACGTCGACCGGTTCATCCAGCAGACGCGCAGCAACATCAACGACCAGCGCGCCGAACAGACATCGTTGAAGGTCAAAGCGATCTCCTACAAGTTCCAGGAAACGTTCTTCAACGGCGACACCACCGTGGACACGAAAAGCTTCGACGGGCTCAAGAAGCGTCTGACCGGCGCGCAGGTCATCGACGGCGGCGCGAAGGGCCTGCCCATCGTGGGCGAGTCCAACAAGGACATCCACGCGTTCCTCGACAAGCTCGACGAACTGCTCGCCGCGGTTCCCGGAATCAACGGACAGAACGGCGCGATCTACGCTTCCGCGCCCATCATCCGCAGGATCGGCAGCGCCCTGCGGCACGTGAGCCTCGACACCGTCCTCATGGAGGACATCGCCGGCAAGCGCGCCATCCAGTGGAACGGCATCCCCATCCTCGAGGCCGGGCAGACCGCCGCCGGCGCCCAGATCCTCGCCGCGAACGAGCCCATCACGCCCGATGCCGGTCAATCCGCGGCCACGGTGAACAACACGTCCAGCATCTACGCGGTCAAGTTCGGGTACTCCGAAGGCGATCAGGGCGTGACCGGGTTGACCAACGGCGGCGTGCAGGTCGAGGATCTCGGCCAGTTGCAGGACAAGCCCGCCTACCGCACCCGAATCGAGTTCTACGTCGGATTGGGCGTGTTCAGCGGCAAGGCCGCCGCACGCTTGAAGGGGGTGCTCAATGGCTAGAGCGAAGCAGGCGGACGAGGAAATCGACCTCGACCCTACAGCACAGGCCGAAACCACGGCCGTGGAACCGTCCGACGTGGCGGACATGCCCACGCCCACGCCCGTGCCCGAAGCGTTCCCTCCCGACGGGCACCGTTGGGAACGGTTCGAAGCCATGCGCCCAGACGGCGTGCGCGTGATGGTCACCCGCGACATCGAAACCGGCGACCAGCGCGTGACGGAGGCCTGACGTGGCCACGCCAGCATCGTTCGCCACGCCCGACGACCTCGCCAAGGCGTGGCGGACGCTGACCGCGGCTGAGGGGGAGCGCGCCGCGCTGCTGCTCGCCAAGGCGAGCCGGCGCATCCGTTTGACCTGCCCGAACTGGCGGAAAGCCGAAACGGCGGATCCGGGCGTGTGCGCCGACGTGGCGTGCGACATGGTCAAACGCGCCATGACCGCCGAAACCACGAACCCTGCAGGCTGGTCGCAGACATCCTCCACCACGGGCCCGTTCTCCGACTCGCACACGTTCGCCAACCCGAACGCCGACTTGTACCTCACCAGCGCCGAAATCCTGCTGCTCGGCGGCAGGCGCGGTGCCAAAGCGTTCGCCGTGAGCATGAACGGAGGTGGCTGATGGAACGGGTCGACGTGTACCGGGGCATCCAGTCCACGGATTCCGACGGCAACCCCATGCACGGGCCGCCCTCGTTGTGGAAAACGTTCCAAGCGTTGGTGGCCCCCGCCATGGGCGAGGCGAAGATATCCGAAACGGTGACCATGCCCGTCACCATCGGCTACACCGTCTACATCCGTAGCGAGGAGCCGACCGGCATCCTCAACACCGACGTGCTCGCCCTGCGTGGCGAACGTCTGCCCGTCACCGCGCCGCCCGCCGAATGGCTTGACGACACCGGCCAGCATGTCGGCGACGAGGTCACCGTCCGGTTCACCAAGGGAGCGTGATGTCATGGCGAGACCGGTCAAGTTCGTATTCAACAGACCCGCGTTCCAGCAGCAGGTACTACGCGGCAAGGCCTCGGAGCTGTGCCGTGATGCGGCCGAAAGGGCGGCGAACGGGAAGAACCTCGTCGCCAGGCCAATGAGCGGCAAGACGCGCGACGGGGCGGTGCTCATCGAGCTCAACCACGACGGGAACCGTCTCAACGACGCGATCGGAGGCATGAGCGTATGAGCATGCGGCCGATCATCCGCCCGCAGCGCGTCGAGCCCCTACTGCTGGACGGCCTGCGCGGCGCGTTCCCCGACCTGCGGTTCGGCACGGTCTCCCAGCCGCTGGAACCGCCCTACGCGCAGTGCACGCTGCACGCGAGCATACAGCAACAGGCCACGCCGATCAGCGTGGCCTGCCGGCTTGGTCTGACCGTGGACATCGTGCGCGAGGACGGCACCGGCGACTGGCAGCAAGCCAGCGAACAGTGCTCCCAAGTCCTGTCGTGGGTGCTCGAGCATGCGCCGGAGCGATCCCCTTTTCTGTCGGCCTCGTATGAGTCGGGGCCGATCCGCCAGCCCATCGAACGGCATCTCGGCGCCTACGCCGTCGCGCTGCTCGACGTGCTGGCCGTCTGATTCACCCAAACATCCAATCGAAAGGAGTTGTCATGACGGAGCCTGACAACAGCTACATCTCCAGCGGCAACAACGCGGACCTCGTCAAGGTCATCAAGCAGTACGCGCTCTTCCTGGTCAAGAAGGGCGAAACGTTCACCAAGCCCACGTCGGAGAACTGGACGCCGGGAGCGCTCAAGCCCATCGGCTACAGCTCGGAGGATGGCGCGGTCATCCACCCGGAGCCGGGCGACGAGACCGAGATCAAGGCACACAACGGCGACACCGTGTATTCGGAGACGGACGGAGGCTACTGGACGATCCAGTGCGCCGGCATCGAATGCCGCAAGAGCATCGCCGAGGCCTATCTCGGCGTCGAGGCCGACACCAAGGGCGGCCTCCATGTCAAGGACGCGACCACGCCCATCGAGTACGGTATCGTGCTCGCGGGCCTCGACCAGTTCGGCAACCCGATCCTGTTCTTCGCGGAGAAAGCCAAGGTCTCCGACCGCGACGACATGACCCTCGTGTCCAGCGACGTGCTGCAGTTCAACTGCACGTTCAAGTGCCTCAAGGCATCGGACGGCTGCATGTTCCACGTGTGGGGCCTGCTCGCCGCCGAAGCCGCGAAGAACCAGGCGAACACGTCATCCACGGACAGTTAGCCCCGTTGATTCCTCCCATGCCGGACGCCTGATGGCGGTCACGCCCGGCATGGGACCACTCCACCATCGGCCGCCACACACCGAGAAGCAAAGGAACCCATCATGACCACCAACGCCGATTACCAGACCGTGAGCATCGACCCGATCGACGACGGGGAGGAGATGCCCGACGTGCACCTGTTCATCCCCGCGGATCCCGACGCGAAGAAGGACGACCCCGACTATGGGCGGGGCTTGAAGCTCGACCTGCCGAACCTCAACAGCGAGGACCTGCCCATCGATGTGATTCAGGCCGTGTTGCTGACCAAGAGCGCCGTGAACCTCACCGACGAGCAGAACTTCGCCGTCGCCAGCACGATGCTCGCGTATTTCCAGGTCATGCAGCCCAACTACTGGAACTTCCTGCGCCGCCTGGGCCGTCCGATGGCGTATCTGGCGGGCACCGTCAAGGCGTGGGCCGAGCAGTCGGGACTTGACCCAAAAGCGTTGTCCTCGTCGATCTCCAAGGCCGGCACCGCGCCGCGCTGGACCACGACTGGCTCCAAGCATATGGAACCATATACCGGCCGATAACCCTCCGGGAATGGGTCCAGGCCGACGGCAAACCCGCACGGCGCTCCATCGGCTGGGCGCGCGCGTGGGCCCTGACCCGCGAACTCCTCAAGGACCATTACTCGCACTCCTACGCCGCGCTGGCCGGCTGGTCGTACATCCCCGCACCGGAGGAGGTCGCCATGTGGGACCAGGCCGAGGCCGACAAGCGGCTGAGGCGCAAGGGGTGGAGGCCGTGGATGGACCCGAGGAACAACCCGTTCGGCACGGGCAGGCCCATCAGGGCGCGCAGCGAGGTCCTGCGCGACCGCGAAAAGCTCAAGTCCATGTTCCATATCCAAGACGAGTGAACCAAGACAACTGAATGTTGAGTCCCGGCCGCCATCGGGAACCGAATCAACGAAAGACGAGGTGAGGAGACGATGGCCGGTCAGGATATCGGCACTGTGTACGTGCAGGTTGTGCCCTCCGGCAAGGACTTCGGCAAGAACATCGAGGGCCAGATCGGCCAGAGCGTCGCCGCCGCCGGCAATACCGGCGGCAACGGGCTATTGAAGTCCCTGACCGGCGTGTTCTCCAAGGTCGGCAAGATAGGCCTGGGGGCCGTCAGCGCGGTCGGCGGCGGCATCACCGCGCTGGCCGCCAAGGGCGGCTTCGAGCGCGCACTCAACATCGAAAACGCCCAAGCCAAGCTCAAGGGCCTCGGCCACAGCGCGACCGACATCAGCGCCATCATGGACAACGCGCTCGCCAGCGTGAAGGGCACCGCGTTCGGATTGGGCGACGTCGCCACCGTCGCCGCCTCGCTGTCCGCATCGGGCATCAAATCCGGCCAGCAGATGACCAATGTGCTCAAGACTGTGGCCGACACCGCGCAGATTTCGGGGCGCAGCCTGACCGACATCGGCACGATCTTCGGATCCGTCGCCGCGCGTGGCAAGCTGCAGGGCGACGACATGCTCCAGTTGATGAGCTCGGGCGTGCCCGTGCTCCAATTGCTCGCCACCCACTTGGGCAAGACCAGCGCCGAAGTGTCCGACATGGTGTCCAAGGGCAAGATCGACTTCCAGACATTCGCCGACGCCATGCAGGAAGGACTCGGCGGAGCAGCGCTGGCAGCCGGAGACACGTTCCAGGGCGCGCTGGCCAACGTGAAGGCCGCGCTCGGACGCCTGGGCGAAGGCCCCGGCAAGATCGCGCTCGAATCACTGCGCAAGGCGTTCAACGCCGCCATCCCCGCCATCGACGCGTTGAGCAGCCAACTCACCCCGTTCCTCGACAAGCTCAACGGCCAGCTCGGCCCCTACATCGACAAGACCATCGGCCTGATCGAACGGTTCTCGGCCGGTCTGCAGGACGGCAGCATCACCATCCAGGACATCGCCGGCCAGATCGGTACGCTCGCCGGCGCGTTCGCCGTATTCACCGGAGTCGGCGGCAACATCGATTCCATCACCGGCTTCTTCGACCTGCTCGGCACCGCCGGAGACCGTGGCGTCACACAGCTCACCAGCAAGGTCAAAAGCCTGCCGGACGGCATCAAATCCGTGTTCTCCGCATTCATGTCGGACGGGGCCACCATGGCCGAGGACCTCGCCTTCCCGTTCCAATTGGCCGGGGAGAAGATCTCGGGCAGCAAGATTGGGCAGAAGATCGCATCCCTCGGATCGGGCATCTCAGACGGCGTCGGCAAGATCACCTCGACGCTCAAAAGCAAGCTTGTGTCCGGGTTCGCGTCAGCCGCGTTCTCGCTCGAGAATAATCCCGTGATCATCGGGCTCCAGTCGTTCGGAGGCAAGCTCGGAGGCATCGCATCCGGCGTCGCGGGCAAGGCGAAGGCCGTGCTCGGGCCCATCGGAGACGCCTTCGGCGGCATCGCCGGCGTCGTCGGGCCAAGGCTGCAGTCCGGCCTGAACGCGGTCGGCGGCCTGATCGCGAGCTTCTTCAGCCCGGGCAACTTCATCAAGTTCCTCGGCATCGGCGCCATCATCGCCGCACTGGTCGCGGGACTCGGCATGCTTGACCAGAGCATGCAGGGGCAGCTGTTCGCCATGATCGGCCGGTTGGGCGCGCAACTGCCGGGCATGCTGCAGAACCTGAGCATGCAGATCGCCGCGAACCTGCCGCAGATGATCGCGCAGGGCGCGGCCATCCTGACCGCGCTGATGGGCACGATCAGCGCGAATGCGCCCAAGCTGTTGTCCACGGCGGCGCTGCTGATCACCACGCTCGTGCAGGGGCTTGGACAGGCGCTGCCGAGCCTCCTGCCCGCAGCCGTGCAGATGATAACCTCTCTGATCACGGCGCTCATAGCGCAGGCTCCCATGCTCATCGAGGGCGGCATGCAGCTCCTGCAGGGACTCGTGCAGGGCATCACGGCCGCGCTGCCCATGCTCGGCGCACAGATCCCCCTGCTGGTCCAGACGATCATGACGGCCTTGGTCGCCGCCCTGCCGCAGCTCATGCAATCCGGCATGCAGGTCGTCACCAGCCTCATCCAAGGCCTGGTCGCGGCGATGCCCACGCTGGCGGCCATGATCCCGCAGGTCGTCATGACCATCGTGGACACACTGCTGGCCAACCTGCCCGGCATCGTCAGCACCGGCGTGCGACTGCTCGCGTCGCTCGCCAACGGGCTCGTCAACGCGATCCCCCAATTGGTCGGGCGCATCCCCGCGATCATCGCCGCGCTCGTGGGAGGCATCGCCTCGCGCCTGCCCCAGATCATCCAATCCGGCGTGCAGATCATCATCACGCTGGCCGGAGGACTCGTGCAGGCTATCCCGCAGCTGGTAGCCAAGATCCCGGCGATCTTCAGCAGCCTCGTGTCCGGGTTCCTCTCGCAGGATTGGGGCAAGATCGGCTTGGACATCATCACCGGCATAGCGAAAGGCATCGCGGGAGCGGCCGGCAAGCTCGTCGACGCGGCCGTCGACGCCGCCAAAAACGCGCTCAACTGGGTCAAGAACAAGCTCGGCATCGGCTCCCCGTCCAAGGTGTTCCGCGACGAGGTGGGCCGGTGGATCCCCGCCGGCATGGCTGTCGGCATCGACCGCAACGAGGGTATGGTCTCCAAGGCGGCCACCAACCTCGCCAAGGGCGCGCTCGCGCCGATGCTCGGCGTGCCCGACCAGTACAGGGCGCTGATGGACGAGGCCGCCGGCACCCTGACCGAGGCAAGCATGAGCGTCAACGCCATGGGTCCCGACCATCGCAACGGGTACTCGGCCGACGCGCCGCGCACGGAACAGCAGGAGTTCGCCGCGCTGAAAGGCCTGCTCGAATCCATCGACCAGCGGCTCGGGAACCTTTCGGACGCGCTGCCGGGCATCATCAGCGACTACACGCCGAAGCTCACCATGCGCGAGCTCGCCCGGCTCACCTGACAAGGAGGCATGTTGGAGACTATCGAATACACTGCCGGCAATGGCGAGAGCATCGGATTCGAGGGCCCCCTGTACGGGGAGACCATGCCCGGCCTGCGTGGCCGCGCATGGGATTACGGCCTCGCCTCGCGTGGTCTGACCGGCGTCACTCGCAAGACACGTGAAACGAACGTCACGGTGAGGATCCATGATTCGCCGGCCACGCTCGACCTGCTGCGCCGTCTCGCCGACGCCGACATGGCAGCCGGCACGCCCGGCACGCTCATCGCCGACGGCGAATGGGAGACCGGGGCGTGGATCCCGAAAAGCGAGCCGCAGACCATCACGCCCACGATGGTCGAGACACAGCTTACCGTCGTGCTCCTGGACGGTGTATGGCGGAGGGAGACCACCACGCATCACGATCCGCGAACCGACGCCAGCAGCGGACTTGACTACCCGCACGACTATCCGCACGACTACGGCGGCATGAGCATTCTGGACACCGTGGCCAACACGAGCGGCATGCCGCAGCCGATACGCCTCACGATCTTCGGCCCATGCGTCAACCCGTACGTCATCATCGGCTCCAACCGGTACGAGGTCGACGCGACCATTCCGGCCGGCAGCAGACTCGAAATCGACGGCACCGCTGACGCCAGGACCGTCATCATGATCTCCGACACCGGCCTGCGCACGAACCTCTTCGCCAAGGCCGTGCGCGGCACCGGACGCGGATCCGGAACCTACATCTTCGAACCGCTTCCCCCCGGCATGAGCACGATCAGCTGGGCTGGCGGATTCGAATTCGACCTGACAGCCATCGAAGAGAGGAGCGAACCGCCATGGACCTGATCGTTACCGACACGAACGGCACGCCGTCCGGCTCGTACGCCTCATGGACGCTCGACCTGGCATACGGGTCGGGGGAGAACGACTTCGACCTCCAATGCCCGGCACGCCTGAAACCAGGCTGCCGATGGTGGGTCGACGGCACCGGCTGGGGCGGCATCGTCGACGACGTGAAGACCAGCGTCACCGGCGGCGAGGGCGAGCTCACCTACCACGGTCGCGACTGGCACGGCCTGCTCGCCTCGAAGATCCTCGAACCCGACAAGGGCAAGGACTACCTGACCATGAGCGGCACGATCGGCACGCTCCTGCGCACCGTCATCTCCCGTATCGGGCTGCAGGACATCATCGCCGTCACGGAAGGGGCGTCCAAAAACGCAAACTGGCGGTTCGACCGGTACTGCGACGCGTGGAGCGGCCTGTCCAAGATGCTGCGCGCATCAGGACTGCGGCTGCGCATCACCGCAGCGCAGAACGGCGTGACAGTCGACGCGCCGCCGATCACGGCCGCCGGCGACCTCATCGACTCCGACCTCATCGACTTCGACGCGACCCTCGCCTCGCATCCGATCAACCACCTGATCTGCCTCGGCAAGGGCGAACTCAAGGACAGGATCGTCGTCCACTGGTACGCCGACCAGAAAGGCACGCTCAGCCACACGCAGACCATCAAAGGCGCGGACGAGCGCACAAGCGTCTACGAGCTCAGCAACGCCGACGCCGCCGAACTCGAGACCAAAGGCAAGACAAAGCTCCAGGAGCTGCGAGATACAGGCAGCATCGACGTGGACGTTACCGGCGGCATCGACCTCGACGTGGGCGACACCGTGACCGGCCGCGACAACACCACCGGCATCAGGGTCACCGCCGAGATCACCAAGAAGATCATCAAAGTCAAGGACGGCATCCCGACCGTAACCTACGAGGCGACCACCGCATCCACGGAATCGACCGGCGAGACCGGCGGCGGATCAAGCTCCGGAGACGGCCACGCCTACTACGCCGGCAGCGGCCTCACCCTCTCCAACTGGACGTTCAGCGCCGATGTGACCGCCGCCGACCTCGAAACGGTCCGCAAAACCGCCACCGAAGCCAACAAGGCCGCAAGCGACGCCGCGGCCGAAATCGGAGGCGCCAGAGACCTCGCCAAACAGGCCGGCGTAAAAGCCGACACGGCCACCACCACGGCGCAGAACGCGTTGGCCGCGGCGCAGGCGCGAATCTTGGACATCACTGCGTCGGCTCCAGTCACAGTGACCCGCACCGACGAGACGGCTGCCATCACCGTCGCACAGGCCACATCATCGGCGGACGGGCTCATGGCCGCCGCAGACAAGAAGAAGCTCGACGGCATCCAGTCCGCCGCGAACAAGTACACGCTGCCAGTGGCATCCACCGCCACCCTCGGCGGCGTCAAGCCCGATGGCAGGACCATCACCATCGGACCGGACGGCACCATCACCGCACAATCCAGCGCGACAGCGGCATCCTTCCTCGCCGCACACCCAATCGGCTCGCTCTACTGGTGCGTCGCCGGCAACCCCAACGACCATGGCGGCACATGGAAGGAAATCCACACCATCATCGGCGGACACGTCTGGCAAAGACTCGCCTGAAAGGAACATCATGGCAAAAACCACGAACATCACCAAATACACATGCGACCGCTGCCACGACAGCGCATACCTCACCGAAGGGGATCCGCGCACGTCGAGCGACTGGCACCAGATCAAACACACCACCGCGGACGGAGTGACGCAGGAGGCGCTGGCATGCACCTCATGCCAGCAGGAATTCAAGAAACTCGCCGCCACGCAGGACGCGGCCTACACGGCATGGCTTACCGAGGGAAAGGACTGACATGACCACCACGCTCATCACAGGCAAGGGCGGCACGCCGCACATCACCAGCGGCGACATGGGCGCCATGCAGGCCGGCATCATCGGCAACGGCAGCTACCTGCTGCAGGGCAGCGACGGCGCTTTCCCCACGGTGACCATGCAGGACGCGAATCACGCGCTGATCCCCGTCCTCAACCTCGTGGTCGAAGGACGATACGCGCGCGTCACCGAGGCCGAGACCGCGACCATCGAAAGCGGCATGAGCGGCCAGAACCGCAACGACCTCGTCTGCCTCAAATACACACGGAGCAGCCAGAACATCGAGACCGCCGCCATCGCCGTGCTCAAAGGCACGCCAAACACCGGAACGGCCGCCGATCCGACCGTCCCGTCGGGCAGCATCCACTCGGCCTCCGGCACGGCGTGGATCCCGATCGCCCGCATCCCGATCAGCGGGATCACGCCCGGCACGCCGGTCATGCTCATCAAACAGCTGCCTCCCATGTCGAAACTGTGGGATTCCGTAACCCAGACGCTTATCGCCGGCCAGTATGGCAAGGTGACGGGCGTGAAGACCGGGAATGTGGTGCAAATCCTCGCGGAATGGAAGAGCGCCAACACGGAATCATGGGGCACTGGCGATTTCGGCGTCCTGCCGGCTGGCTGGCGTCCATTGATTATGACGAGGTGGCCGTACAGCGGTCGTGACGGTAGCACCCAACGAGATTTCACCATACTGCCGGACGGCAGATTCACCTACCAGAATTGTGGCGGCAGCCAGAACGGAGGAGGTTTCATCACATCCGCCTCGTACATCACGGCCTAAAACGCCGTCACCGGAAATCCCACACCATCGGGCACCGGAATGATCTTCGAGAAGCATTGGACGATATCGGACGAGCCCACGCCTCCGATAATCGTCACCGACCCGTCAGTGTTCCACCTCGCCTGTTTGCCATACGCGTCGCCGTTCACGTTCGCGACGCACCCAAGATTGACCGTTCTGGAGGGCTTCACGCCCGCTTTGAACAGCCAGACAGTGAAATCGCCGACGTGCACGGTGCTTCGGAACGAAGACAGGTCCACGAAAATCAGACCGTCTTTGACCGTGATGGTGTTCGAAGCGCCATAAGCAAACGGAACGAACGATGAGGTGTCCTGCCATTTCAGTTGGCATGTCTGGGTTACGGAATCCCTTACCGCATGATTGCCTTCTCCCACAGCTTCTGCGCGTCCTTGAGCACTGTCACGTCCGGCCGCAGGTAATAGCGGGCCGTGGTCTCGATGCTCGAATGTCCCAGAGCGAGGCTCACGACGGCCACATCCACTCCGGCAGTCAAAGCGCTCGTCGCCCACGAGTGACGCAGGTTCTCCCTGGGCACGAAAGGGAGACGCTGCTCACGGCACCATCGCCTGTAGCGGCGGTCCACCTGCCCGGGATTCAGGCCGCCGACAAGCCTGCCAGACCCGCCGTGGCGGATCAGCCGCAGACGAAGCACCGCGAACCGGGGGAGCACGAGCTCCCTGGCCGACAGATCGGTCTTCGGCTCGACAACGACCTCGTGGCCGGATACCCATTGCACACCGCGCCGGATCCGCACCAGTCCGCCGCGCAGGTCGATGTCCGACCATTCGAGGCCGAGCGCCTCCTCAGGCCTGAGCCCCAGCGTTGCACTGCAGATGAGCCATGCCTCGAGCTCATGTCCCCAGAAGCCGCGCAGCAGTGCGGCGATCTGCCGTGCGTCGAGCACGCGTGGCTGGTGATCCGTCCTCTTCGGTCCCATGACGCGCGTGGTCACGTCCACACTGCTCACGCCCCACCTGAATGCCTTGCGGAGCATGGTGCGGAGAACGCCCCATGCCTTGCGCGCCGCGCCGCGCGGCATGCCGGCCATCCACGTCTCGATCATGTCGGCGGTGATCGAATCGATCTCAAGCCCGCCGAAAGCGTCCACGATATGGCATCGCCACGCGCTCTCATATCCGACCATGGTGCATTCCCTCAGATTCGCGCATGACGGCAGCCACACCTCGTCATGGAAAACGGACAACAGCATCTTTTAACCTCCAAATCCCACACGCCACAGCGGCCTGCCCGCAATGGTCGCCGTGTGGGATTCCAAGCCTAGAAAAGAGGCCCGCATGCAACTGCTCGATCAGATCGTCGCATGGCTCGTGCCCGCCGTATGCGGCGGTGCGGTCACGCTCACCGCGGTGGTAAGGAAGGAAGGCTAGACATGCCCGTCGTATTGCAGGATCTCATCGATTGGCTCGTGCCGTTCCTCGCCGGGGGTGCCGCGAGCGGAATCGCTTTGGCCGTCAAATGGGGGCGTGCCCTCATCGGCGGCGTCCGCGCCCTGCTCAGGGCGGATCTGAACCGCATCCACACCGAGTACGTGCAGACGGGCAGGCCCGTGAACCTCGCGCTCAAGGACGAGGCGGACGACATCTACGCCACCTACCACGCGCTCGGGGGCAACGGCGTCGGCAGCGAGCTGCACCGGCAGATCCTCGAGGCGCACGCCGGGCGAAGCCCGTCCGGCGAATGAATCTTCGCCCGCCGCACCGCGTGGCGGGCGTTTCCATATCCATCTAGAGAAAGGCAAGATATGGGCAATACCAACAACCGCAACGGCCCCGGCCGCCTCAAGCGCATGTGGCGCAAGCTCGCCACGATGATCGTGGCCGTGGTCGTGTCCCTGTCGCTCGGCACCGGCATCGCGTTCGCCGACCTTCAGGGCATCGACGTGTCCGGCTGGCAGCCGAGCGACATCACCAGCCGCGTGACCGCCGACTTCGCCATCGTCAAGACCACGCAGGGCACTGGCTACGTCAACCCGAAGGCGAACGCGCAGATCGCCAACGCCCGGAAGACGGGCAAGGAGATCGGCATCTACCATTACGCGGGCGGCGGCGACTGCAACGCCGAGGCCGACTACTTCCTGAGGCACTCCGCCGGCTATGTGCGCAAGGCCGTGCTGATCCTCGACTGGGAAAGCGACCAGAACGCGCAGTGGGGCAACGGCGCGTGGCCGACCTGCTGGGTCAACCGCGTCAAGCAGCGCACCAACGGCGTGATCCCGATGGTCTACGTGCAGGCCAGCGCCGTCAACCAGGTCGCTGGCGCGCGAGCCGCGGGCTCCGGCCTGTGGGTCGCCCAGTACGCCACGACCGCGCCGACCGGCTACCAGGATCACCCGTGGAAGCTTGGGGCCTACGGCGAGGCCATGAGGCAGTACACGTCCAGCGGCGTGCTGCCGGGTTATTCCGGCTACCTCGATTTGAACGTGTTCCGAGGCGACCGCACCGCGTGGCGCAAGTACGCCGAACCGAGCGGCAGCACCGGTGGCGGCGGCTCTTCCACCCCTGCGCCGGCTCCCACTCCGAGCCACAGTCAGGTCGATTGGGAGGCGCTTGCCACGGCCGTGCAGCGCGGCGAATACGGCAACCTGCCCCAGCGTCGCACGAACCTCGACGCCGCCTATGGCGCGGGCGCCTACGACCGCGTGCAGGCCATCGTCAACGCCCGCATGGGCGGCGGCAACTCCACCACGTCCCGGCCCACGGCCTCGACCGGCGCCCGCTCGGTGACCGTGCGGCATGGCGACACCATCAGCGCCATCGCCAGGCGAACCGGCCTCTACCCGCTGTCCGCGTGGCGCGTGCCATCGGGGGACATCAACCGCATCTACCCGGGCCAGACCGTCACCTACGGCGGCGGCAACGCCACTGTTTCCACCGGTTCGCGCCGTTCCATCGTCATCGGCTACGGCGACTGCCTGTGGAACCACTTCGGCGCCAACAGCACCGCCATCGCGCGAGCCAACGGCATCGGCGACCCGAACATGGTCCGGGCCGGAACCCGCATCTACTACTAGAAAGGAGGTGAAGCATGGCGAACGATAAGACAGCCGACTCCACCGGCGGATCCACGGAGGCCACGGTGCCCGACTGGCTCATCCCGAACAAGGTCTACGACCTCCTGAAGTGGGTGGGGCTCGGCGTGCTGCCCGCGCTCGCATGGTTCGTCGGCATGGTCGGCCCCGCATGGGGCCTGCCCTACGTCGACCAGATCGTCACCACGCTCAACGCGCTCGGCGTCCTCGACGCCGCGATCATCGGAGCAAGCGCCATCAAGGCCCAGCTCGCCT